GCAAGCTAGGACTACGTCAGGGGCGAACCGATCCCATTTATACCAAAAGGTATCAGCGGGGCGGTAAGTCTGAAATAGTCTTATGGAATGTCTCCACTTGAATCGCCAGGCGGCTTCTGAATCGTGGATGAGGATGTCTCCGAGGGCTTGCGGCCCGCGGAGTCTCCTGATCTGCGAGGGAAGTTCCGCCAAAGCGAGGAACCAGCTGCGAAAAGGCTTACCAATCCGGTGAGGATTGATAAGATCTTGGACGCGGTTGATTCCGTTGGCGATGGAGATCCAGTGTTGGGGTCCATTTGGTACCTCTTTACAAAAGTAGGGGCGTACGGGATGACCTCGGAAGAAGTCAGCCCCGCACGACTCTCTGAAGTAAGAGGATCCGCTAAACGACTTAGTCGTATTCACGGAGAAACCAAAGAATCGCAACACTGATCCAAGAGCGGGCGCGATCTCATCTTTACAGATGATATCGTCTCCGAAGCACGAGACATCAACCCCAAAAAGCGGGTCTTGCTGACACAAGTCAGAATGAACTTGACATGTGATAGCAAGAAAAATGATAGTCTCGAGTTCGAAGGTAAACCCGTTACCCATGCTACTGAATTTCTCCAGTAGCACGCACCGACCTGGAAAGAGAGTGTGAGTCGACCGAAAGGAAGACAAATACTCATACCAAGACGGCGGTAACAAAAGTTTAACTAGGACTTTTGATACGGTGTCGCTTGCATTTGAGAGATCAATAGTCGCAAGACTATTGTCAATACTTGCCCTCTTAGCCGCATCGCGGTGAAAGAGGGCAGCATTGTCGAGATCCAGGGAAGTAGCTTGCTCAAGGCGCCTTCGAAGAATCCGCCCTAAGGCGAGTTGGTAAAAGACGTTAATAGACGGTTCGGATGCAATGCATCTGTCCGTTAATGCCGTCTTCGGAACCGTTGCGAAACGGTTCCCACGTACCAGTTCGAGCTCTCCGCGGCGAGAAGAATTACTTCTAGCCCACGCAGTCCGTCCCCAAAAGGGAAGGATAGGTAGGGCACCGCGAGTTAGTGATGGAACATTGGCGATTTTGTGAGCGACTGTCGAGTTTCGCCCACGATCGGTCGATGTCGTACCCGGCCCGAACCTGCCCTCGAAAGTGAGAGGCGGGTTAGTGCCGATCCAGTCAGCAATTCGTTTTTTAACGCGCCCTACGAAATGTAGGATTCGCTGATCCACGTCTTCTGAGTTGCGAAACTCAGGAAGATAACGGGTCAAACGCTGATTAGAGTGGTAACAATCACGTTCGCCCTGTAGCCACTTTTCAATGGCCACAGCGCGCGTATCTACGCCGGTCGGAAGACCGGCGCACTTTCTAAGAAACGCAACGCAAGAAGCGTCACGAAGATACGAAGCGTGATCGAGGTACGAATTGGGGCTAACGCTCATCGCGATTGCCTCACGCCACTGACCTGAGTCTATCCGAAGGGATAGACCCAGAGATAATGGTGTGTCGATGTCCGCGCAAAACGCTCGGACAACACGCACAAAACTGTGTAACGTGCCGGAGTTCATCAGGGGCTCCTATCGTCAGGTAGGAGCGTAACCAGCTTGGCTGGCCGAGATGACCAATGCGGATGCGAGCAGGTGCATGACCTGCGCGCAAGCCTCATTGATCGCCGAGGCCGGAATGCCTTGCGGGACCGTGATGACGCCGTCGAGGACAACGCGATCGTTCGCGGAATAGAGCGTTGTGGTAGAGTTCTGGACAGCGTACGGCGCAGCGAAGTTGAACTTCAATTGCCGTGCGGTGGCAGGACCGTTCCATTTGCTCGAAAGCCGGAGAACGTTGCGGAGCCCGACCGGAAGCCCAGCCGCCGCGCCAGTATCCTGGCGCCAAACTGCCGGCGAAGAATCGCCGCCAGAAGCGTTGAGGGCATCGTAGACGATGTCGGTCGTGTTGTCGGCCTTTTTGACCGTGATGGAAGCCATGGTAGGCATGAAAACTCCTGAAAGGGAGGAAGTAGTGACAAAGAATACGAGAAATATCGTATTCACTTGAGCAGTTGCTGAATCATCAATGACACGGCCGTAGCGGCACGCGTCGGTGATGGCAAAGTCAAGGGCTTAAGGACCAG